GTGAAGTCGAAGAAGAACACGTCACACGGCCCTTGCTTGTGCTTGAACAAGTAGTCAAGCCCGCCGTCAAAGGCCATCGAAAGCACGTCACCGGGCTTGCGACTTGAATCGTCAGCGTCAATCTTGGTCTCGGTCTGACCATACATCGGGTCTCCAACAATCACCGTAATATTAGGGTAGTGCTTTTCGGCCTCGACCTCAAAGATGAATCGGTTGAGTCGTTGGTTTCCGATAGCGTCACATCGAAGAGCGGAGTATAGTTCAGACGCTTCAGCCGTGAAAGAAGCGCAGCACTCAATCACGTTTCCTTCCCTATCGGTGTAAGTGGCCTTATCCGCGTCTATGCGCTCGGCGAGAGTCAAGGACTTCTCGTAAAACGCAAGCACGGACTCGGGACTGTGCGAGAACGCCTTGGCTTCGTCGCTGACCTGAAGCGTCGTCTGCTTCTTGGACGTGCGCTCTTCGCTCGCCGACCTGAACAACACCTTGTTCTCCGAGGGCTTGTAGTCCACGGTGAGCCATTCACGGTGCATCTTGAGGATGGACAACACACGGTCAATGTCGGGGATGGGGACGAGCATGTCTTCGTAAACGCTGCCTGCCTCGTGTTGGACGTAGGTGAGTCCGGTCAGGTCGCGAGTCAGGCTAAGAACGCTGCACGTCCCATTGTTCGTCGGACCCTTCTGAAAGCGGACCATGCAGGACTCGACCTGAGCCTGCTTCTTGCCGCTGACTACCTGCTCCCGCTTCATCACGGTGAGCATGTGAATGAGGTCCGCAGTTCGGACGATGCTAACGTCGGGCATCACTCGCCACCTTCTTCAGATTTGTTGTCGAAAATTTCCAAACGCTTCATCACGATTTCCCACTCAAGTCGCTTTTGCTCGGTCTTTTCTTCGTATTCCCTGACCGCCAATTTCTGCATCTCGCACTTGACCACATCAAGCCCAAATCGGGACTTCCGTTCGTAGTGGTTGTCCACAAGAGAAAGGATGCTTAGGAATACCCAACACAAAATGCCGATGAGGACAAGGAACGCGAACATGTCGTCCAAACAATCAACCCCAATTCAAGAAGGGAAGCCCGGTCCACGTCACGCCCCGGTCCTTGACCCGCAGGATGGTGTGGGTCTCGCCGATGTGTTCCATGTGCTTGCCCTTGATTTCCTCGACGGTCGCTTTGACCACCCATTCGTCAGGAGCGAGGCTTGGGTCAGACTTGACGCCTGCTGCGGCATCGGCCTTCTTCATGTAGCGAGACAGGAAGATTTGCTGCGAGAACAGACGCATGGTCCCCTTCTCCCATTCCGGGCGCTCGCCGACCTTCATCAGCACCTTGCCGCCGGAGCCGTTGTCCACGTAATTCGACACGTCCTTGAGGTGGAACGTGAAGAACACGCAGGGCACAGGCAGGCCGTGTAGGCGCGTCAGGGCGTCGCGGAACAATTGATTGCGGGTGCGCCATTCCTTTTGGTTGAAGGAGTCGCCTTCTTCCTTGATGGTCCCCTTGCGGAGAAGAACGGCCGTCATGGCTTGCTCGCACCACTTCAGGAACGTCGAGCCTCCATCGAAAACAATACCGGCGATTGTTTCTTCCTTGGACTTCTCAGCCACGATGGAGATGAAGTGGTTGACCTTATCAATCAGGTTCGCGTAGTCCACCGACACGCCGTCCGGCTTGTAGAGCGAATCATCGCGTTCGTCAAGGAGAGGCAGCACCGCGATTTCGCCGTCGTCGGCGTAGTTCGCGCTGATGGTCGCCTGAGCGGAATTGTCCACGTCGAAGACGTAAATCGTTCCTTCCGGGCGGACCTGTCGGCAAATCGAGATAGCGAGTCCCGTCTTGGCGCAGTTTTCCTTTCCGATGAGAGCCATGCGAACCGGCATGTCGTTTGCGCGGTTGTTGGTGAAAAGGTCACGGTAGTAGTCCTTACCGTAGCCCACCGTCACCGGCTCTTCCGTCTTCTTCGTTGCAGTAGTAGTTCCCCAAGTCATGTTATCACCTTTGAATCGTGCTTTATAGAGGTTGCTCATCGTGGGACGAGGCCCTTCTCCCCGCAATACGGGCAGACGCGCTTCTCAGCCTTGGCCTTCATCATGCGGTCGGCTTCCCAACCACAGGCCTTGCACTTTGCGCTCGTCCATTCGATTCCCACGAAAGCACCTCAAGCGTCCCATCCGTTGTTCTCATCGTCAGCAACGGCGACTTCGACGGGCGCGATGCCGTCCATGCACCACCAACCGTTCACGCTGAAGCGAGGCTCACCCTCACGGGTGGACCAAGGCTGACCGACGATGACCATTTCGGAGCCAACGCCGAAGTCAATCAGGTGCGCGTGTTCCGAGGGCACGTAGATGTCCACGGTGGGGTGCGACGAGAGCAGGTCGAGGTCGCCGACGACGACGGTGTAGCCGCCGTTGTCTCGCGGGTCGATGTGAGCCACTTCGACCACGGAGCCGTAGATGGTGTCCCAACGGGCCTTGCCTTCAAGGGTGGCGTAGTGGGCAGCGCATTCCTTCAGCGAGGGCATGAAGGTGCTTCCGAGCCAATCGCGAACCGCACCGGAGGGTGCGCCATCGGTGATGGCCAACGGAGGACCGGCGAAGATGTTTGCGACGCTCGCATCCTCGTTGAAGACGGTGGCCTTGGTGCCGTAGCACAGACCGGGCTTGTTCGCAACCTTCAGGCCGATTGTTCCCGTCACAAAGGTCGGGAATTGAGCCTCGGCCTCAGCGCCGGACAGGCGGACTTCAAGGATGGTTGGGTCGGCAGCAGCGCCCTTGGGGCGACCAAGGAACAGGCAGGTGCGGTCCTTCTCTGACAGGGGCCGTGCGGCCCCGTATTTGAAGTTCTCATTCCCGTTCGCGAAGGTCATGTTGTTCTTGTCCCAAACAAGGGAGAAGTGGGTCACGGCGTCGAGCGACGCGCTGCGCTCAGGCAACGCATCAACGTCCACGGAGTCCATGCCTTCCTCAAAGGGTCGGCGAGCGAGAAGGCTCGGGTTGCCGTGGCGGGTGTAGGAGCCGTCCATGTTGTCTTCGTAGAGGTAGAGGGCACCTTGGGAAACGAGAGCGAGGCGTCCGTCCATTTCAAGGGACTTCAGCGTGTTCTCCATCTTGCGGTAAGCCATCTCGCCCCAATCCTTGAAGCGGGGGACGTGGACGAACATGCCTTCCATGAGGGTCGCGCCGGAGCGGGCCATCTTGGCCGCCTCGGAGGCAATCTGTCGTGCGGCAACGCGCAAAGCGAGGGTCTGAACCTGCTCGTCCGTCTTTCCGGCGGACGACCAAGCCGGACCTTCGGTTGCGAGAACCGCTTCCATCTTCGTCTTCAGGGTGTTCGTGTCGGTCCCGACTTGCGCCGCGACCTTGTTCAGCATTTCTTGTGTATTGACCATTGGGTTCACTTCCGGTATAATTTTGTCTCGTTGGAGCGAGGGGTATAAAGGTTGCTCAGACCGAGCCTCCGCAAAGGATTCGTGCGAAATTAAAACGCACAACGTCGGCGTCAACGCCGTTGATGAGGTCGCGCTCGCTGATGACTGAAGCCTCAATGATTCGCATCATCTTGTCCGAACCGGCGGTGGATTTAGGACTCATAACCGCGAACTCAAACACGGAGCGGATGGATTGGCGAACATCGCCTTCAATCATCAACGCCGCCATCAACGCTTGCTTGTCTTGGAAACACAGGCGCAGGAATCGGTTACAGTCGAGGTCGGGCGTGGTTAGACTCAGAATGAACTTCTCGCGCTGCTCATCCCGCATGTGGACGAGAGCCTGCATGGCCCCAATCGCGTTGCGTAGGTCGCCCGGATGGCGACGACAAATCACGTCAATGTCCTGACGGGTGAGGTTGCCGGGGCCGAACTGCTCCGCCGCGAGAATTTTCATCATCATTGTTTCCATGTGGGTCTTGCTCACAGGCTTGAACGTGCGAACCTGAGCGCGAGACTGAAGCCACGGACTGACCTTCGGAAGTCGGTTGCAGGCGAGAATGAAATAACCGTGAGCGTTCTCGATAACGCCCTTCAATGCGGACTGAGCCGCGTCGGTCAATTGGTCCGCTTCGTCAAGGAAGATGATACGCTCCTTGATGCCTGAACGGACGACAGGGATGATGTGCTGCTCCACGAATTCGATGCCGCGCTCGGCCTTGGACGATGCGTTGAACACCATGATGGGCCAACCAAGGTCGTTGGCGAGAGCGTGCGCCACGCTCGTCTTGCCGGTTCCCGGCTCAGGGGAATAGAACAGGTAGTGCTGCATCGGGGCATCGCCGACAACAATAGCCATCATTTCAGCCACGAGTTCGTCCTGACCCACAACGTCCTTCAAGGACTTGGGGCGGTGCTTAGAAGCCCAAACCTCGGTCATTCCTCTTCCACCCCCGCAGGGACGGGCTTACCGTTAGCAACCCAACAGTCTTCGCAGAAGCCGTAGGGGTAAATCAGATGCAAGGGGGCGGTGTAGCAGCATTCGCGCCACTTCCACGTCGAGGGGTCGTTGCTCATGCG